GTTCTGGGTGTAACATTTTTTATCCTTTCTGAGAAATTAAAACAAGGGCCTACCGCTTTTTAAACAGTTGGCCCTTGTTCCTAGAAAACCTTTAACTTATGCCCTTTACAGGTTATTAGACAGCGCCAGAATAGACGGTCAGCAAACCACTCTCAGAACGCCAGTTGAACGTCTGAGTCGCATTGTTGTTAACGTTGGAGGTAAACGAATCACCTACAACAGTCAGTCCAGCCACGACAACGGTCTTCAGAACAGTGTAGGGAGACGTGGTATCACAAGGATCGAGGATCTCCACCACAAGGTTCAAACCACTGCCGGTACAGCCTTCACCAAGCTGGAACTCGTATTCACCGGAGTTGATAGAACCTGTAGCTAACAGGTCAACAAGTTCAGTATCAGTATCAAGTACGGTAATCGTACCTTCAACACTAGGAACCTGTTTTTGATAGCCTACAATAGCCCGGTTGCCCATTTCCTTTACAGGCTGGACATTCAGGGAACCATTAATCGTAACGCTCTGTACACGATCAATCTGGTTAGCGGAGATCTTGATAATATTATCCCGGCCACGAATAGCAACAGGGAGAGAATCGTCGGAAATATCCGTCCAGTTAGTTCCGGTTGGGTTTGCATGGTAAACAGCAATCAACTGTGCTGAACGGGAATCATACGTGGTCAAGGTAGTGCCAGAGACACTATACTGACCAGTAGCTGGGGTACCCGTAACCTCTTCCAAATATTCTCCATCGAGAATAACGGACAAGAGGTAGTTACCATTTTTCAATTGCAACGGGGTCTGAGTCAGAGTAAAGGAAGTCGTGCCGGTCACATAACGATCAGCCACAACGTCAAACTTTAACAACCGCTTCTCAGAACCGATTAGAGTATAGTCCTCAGTTGCTTCGCCATCAACAGAATAATTGAATGAGAAATCGCGTACCTGTAATCTACGACCATGAATAGTCTTGGCATAATCTGCGACATCTTCATCACGGATGTAAATAGCAACATCAGCCTCATCCAAAGAGCCCAGGGCTACCCCTAAGGCTGGATAAGAAGAGGAACTATTACCCGTGAGAGCTGCCCACAGTTTAATACCAACATCATACGCCGAGAAGGTCACAGTAACATTCGGAGTATCACGCACGATACCGACCTTATTGGGATTTCCCAACTCATCAATATCCGTAGCGGGGATATCCGTGTTTAAACCGACTCTCTGAATTCTGGAGGCGAAGTAAGTGTCAGCAGGGCCGATCAAGCGCAGACCGACGTGCTGAGAAGGAATTGAAAGACGTTTCGCCATTAAGTTGTATCCTCCAATTACGGTTTATCTAGCGTCGCAGTGAACATTACTTCAGCTCGCCAGTATAATTTCTCTGTTAGTTCGGGACGTATCCTAACAAATTTGATCTGAATATTATCAGTAACTAGATTTCCCAGTTTCGGTAAATCCGTTGGGGGGAAACCCAGGTCGTAGTCATAAACAGGAATTGACTCTTTTAAAGAGTGAGCAATTCGGTATGCAAACTCGTCTCTTTGGGTTTTATTCTTAGCATATACTTCAATATACCAAGTTCTAGTCGTACTAGTATCTCTATTACCAAGTTCAAAACGTTGAAAATAAAGATTATCATTATCTACAGCAATCGTTGGGAGGGTCAAAATAGTTTCGGGGAAACCGTCTGCAATGGTAATTCCATTAACATCTGTAAAAAGACTCTCTGCCCAATAATAGACCGCCATATCTTCTTTTCGTTCTCTGTACATATGTTAATCCCCAGACTCTTTTGTAAAACGTCCTGTTCGTTTTGAACGAAATTTTGTAACGTCCTTGTTTTGTTTACCCCTGTAAACCTCAACATAAACTTTTTCAGTCTGATCAACAAGAACGTAGTTATCCCTTACCGCACGGATACCCGCTGGTTGTTCCATATCTTGTTGTTCTAGGTCTCGGAGAAGAGCTTGTTTTCTGTCGAGAATTTTCTCTCGGAGTTTTCCACGAAGGTCGTAATAAACACTCTTGAAAACATCATCAATTTCTTTTCCGATTTTACTGATGAAATGCTGTCCCCTTAGCTTCGGGTAAGCGGTTCCCCCACCTCCAGCACCATAAGCAGAATGTCCATACTCCAAAAGGGGCCAAAATGGTGCTTCATCATTGTTGAAGAGATTTAACCGGGCAGCAATTGTACTGTCATATTTCTCGGCAAAGCTATCAGTGACATCAACCATTTCATATTCTTTTGTTTGCCGGTTATACTTCCTTCGAAGTACCATCCTACCTTCTCGACCAGCACCATAGATCTTCTCTTTCCAGAAATGACTTCTCATACCCGGGTCTGCTACAACCTGCATTTCTTTATCACTCTGTAGTTGTTCTCTAACTGTTTCTACGGCAGCAGCATAGAGCTCTATATCACCTAAAGGAGAAAAATCCACAGAAGTAATGATTTTGTTGTTCTCAGTATCATGAACAACATCAACCATCTCAGGGTATTTTAATGTACAGGCACCAACCATTTGATTTACAAAAGCAGCATAATTAAATTCCCCGCTGGTATAAAGTGCCTTTCTAACGTGCTTTAGAAGAATCCCCAGTCCTACCTCATCTACAAGATTTGCTGCTTGTTCAAAAGCTAGGATACTAGCATGGTCTTTATCACCATCTGATAGGTCTGAAGTACCATCAAGAAGCTCATCTAGGGCACTCTCAATCAGCCTTCTCGACCTATCAATATCCTCAACAATTTTGGCTTCTTCTTTGAAAATATCATCAGCTGAAAAATGATCTACAGTACCAAATATATCTGGAACACTGTATTGTACTTTATCATCAGCCATGTTTATTCTCGCTCTACATCACCAAATACTGCTGAAAGAACTGCTCTTTTATATCCATTAGAGTAATCAAGAAATAGTTTTCTAACCGCTCTAAATTCTTGGGTTTCAGGCCCAAGCGCATCCTCAAGCTGTTTTAAGAAAATTGCCTGCATTTTCTTGTTCTTTGAGGAAATAAATTTTATGATATCTTCTGCATCCACACCTTGAATAATTATACCATTACTCATCAGTTTTTATCCCTTTCTACACAATCCACGAGAATCCTATTAATCTCGGGTACACCGCGTAAGATTCTCGATTTAATGTCCATAGTCCTATTATCAACTGTTACTGATATCGCATCATTTACAGTTGCTTCATTGGCTACAGTATATTTAATTTGAACTCTACAATCCCCGACATCGGTTTGTCCACCACGTTCCCATCCAAGTAATTCAGAAACACCCCAAGTAATATGTCCTGAGATTTCTGTCCCACTGTAGGTATAGATATATCCCTCTCCAGAACAGGTAGGACAAAAAGCATCGAGCGCATCCCCTGTAATGGGGTCAACCCCACAAGTAGTGCAAGCCACAGAGGAAGCTACAACATTGAATGTAGCAATTCTCCCAATAGCTCCACGAATGGAGTCGATAATATCTACAGTATTACTTGGAAAAACGATATAGGTCACAATACCTCATCGAAAATTGTAGCAAATCTAGCTGAGACATTCTCCCAATCATAGATGGGATTATTAAACTTCTCTTCTGATAGAAGTGCCAGATTGGCATATAACCCCGGTTGCTGATAAAGTTCCTCAAGATTTTGAGCAAGCCCGTCAGCAGAAACTAACCCACCGAGGGTCATAGTATCCGGTTGACGGGTCCATAAAGAGATTGGAATCAGTAGACCAATATCTCTAAACAATTCAGCAGATGCGCTGTTATCTGGAACAATTTGGGGAATCCCAACGGAGGCATCTTCAGCATTACAAAGACCCCAACCCTCGCCAAAGGAGGTATTAACACCCACGTCCGAGGCATTTGCAATTAAGTTAAGTTTAGCAACAGGGACGGTTTGTATTTGTCGAGTCCCGTTTGTTACAATGAGACGCTCTTCAACACCAAAACGTCTACAAAGTTTGGCGATATCCCATCCTGCATCCTTTAGTCCCATATGAAGATGGAGTTTTACATTCTCAGGTTTATTCTTTGCAAATTGTGCAAAGCCCTCAATAGTAGCATCAATCTTCTTTCTAGGCTGGTTTCGGTTACGATTCAGTACAATAAAAGAGTTGTAAAAGTCTTCCCGATCTGGGTACAGAATCTTCTTCAGGGCTTGCTTTTCTTCTTGAGTTCTAAACAACTTGCAGAAGTGCTTTTTATTGATCCCATGAGGAACGATATCCAGTTCCATTTGAGGAACTGCTGTCCTTACAACATCGTAACCGAACTTTGTATAAACAACCGCCCTATTCACAATATCGAAATCGGTGAACCACTCCGGGTCAAATTCTGACGAGTCTACGGGGAAATAAACGACAATGTTCGGGAGAATCTGTTTATCATATGCCTTCTTGATTTCCTTCAGATATTTGGCAATAACCCAAACATCATTCAAAATAAAAATCAAATCCGGCTTTTTCGCTACGAGCTCCGGAATCCGACTAAATCCCCAGATATCCCCTCGAATAGAGGCTGGGTAGATAGGCCATTCAATTTCATGTGGATCACCAAAGTAATTCACACCCAACTGAATTAGCTCGTATTTATTTGTAAGGTTCTTAAAGATATTATGAATAACTTGACTAAAGCCTGTCGGAGTTGACGGGCTGTCCGCAATAATCAAAACTTTTTTCACTTCCTATTCCTTTCATTTCCCATTTACTTCGTATGGGTTATCCTTAAATCCTGGAAGAGTAGACTTGTAACTGTTTAGTAACTTTTTCTGTGGGATTTTTAGAATCGAGGTTAACTCTTCCCAGTCCTTAGCCAAAGAGGCTTGACGCAATTTTGATGCTTCAATATTAGAGTAAGAAATCTCTGCGTCCTTCCAGCTACCAACAGTCCATGCACTACCTTGTAATGTACCCTCTTTTGTTACAATTGAGGACATTAAAACAATGGGTCTTTCATCACCAGGTTCGATAATAGGGGGGTTAGGGAAAATATAGGTCCCACCAGGATTCCTATAAATATTATAAGTATCGTCAATCAGATACTTATAATTCCACCACCGTTGGAGGGCTTTAACACCCATAACTAATGACGTTCTAAGCCACTCATCTAAGTAGCGATACGCTGTAGAATCGGTATCACCAAGCTGAACCCTTAAATCTTCAATTAAGTAATCTAAGTTCGTGGCTACGGAAATTGGCATTACTCACCAAACTCGGCTCGCTGGATCTCTGCAAGCCGTGCTTCAATTGCTTTCTGCATTTTTGCTGATTTACCTTCAGCTTCTGCTGTATCCAGAAGACGCTTTACGGTAGCT